CAATACCACCCCCAGAAATCCCCGACAACACATCCTGTACAGACATAATGGACTTGCCAGCATCTTCTGCTGCATCCGCTATACCGGAAAGGGAACTCTCAAGGATTTTAAGCTCAGAACTGATCTTCCCCGTAGCTATAGCCCATTCTATCATCTGCTTTATTCTCCAGTCCATCTCTATACCGAGTTCTCTGGAATATTCCGCGACATCCAAAATACGATTGCCAAACTGTTTCCAAACGTATTCCTGCGTCTTTGTTGCCGGTACACTTTGATCCAAAAGAACCTGTGCATAGCCTTGAATATAATCGGCAAGGTCTTTACTTTGATAAAGTAACTCTCCAGCAGCCATTGAACCTTCTCGCATGGATGCAGAAACGTTATCTATATTACCACTAAGAACTTCCAATTCCAAATTGATTCTTCCTGTAGCTATAGCCCAGTCTATCATTTGCCTGATTCGCCAATCCGTTTCAATACCCAAGTCCCTAGATAATTTAGTTACTTCAAGAATAGTATCCCCGAATTGTTCCCATACGAATTCCTGTGTCTTAGTGGCGGGAATCCCTTGATCCAAAAGTACTTGCGCGTATCCTTGAATATAATCAGCCAAATCCTTGCTACGATAAAATAGTTCTCCTGCCGCAGCCGCCCCTTCTTGCATGGATTCTGAAACAGAGATTATATTATCACTAAGAACCTCTAACTCAGTATTTATCTTTCCCGCGGATATAGCCCAATCTATCATCTGTTGTATTCGCCAGTCAGTTTCAATACCGAGTTCTCTAGAATACTTAGTTACTTCAAGAATAGTATCCCCGAATTGTTCCCATACGAATTCTTGAGCTTTAGTAGCAGGAATACCTTGATCCAAAAGGACCTGTGCATAGCCTTGAATATAATCGGACAGATCCTTGCTACGATTTAACAATGTACTTGCGGCCGAAGAGCCCTCAAGCATCGACGAAGAAATTTTTTCTAAGCTCTCCGATCCAGTATCCCCGAGATCCTCAATTGCATCTGCAGTATCTTCAGAAGCATCCTCAACACCGAGGATGGCATTCATCAGATCCTTCCATCCTGGAAGAATACGATTAAGTTCATTGCTACCTGAAAGTATCTTCCCCAATTGATCCGATAAAAGCGCTACATTTCCTTCCTCGATAGCCAATTTAGCCGCTTGAGACAAATCAAATATAATATCCTTACCTGAAGTATATCCGGGAACACCGGCTGCCAAAGCACCTTTTCCAACTGCTCCGGAAACTTGAAATTTAGAAAGTGCTGAAATTAGTGCTTGCTGAGATGCTTGAGAAGCTCCGGGTCCAAATGCAGATTGTAAAGAGAATAACGTTGTGACTTCCTTCCTAATCGGTTCAAATTGGCTTGAAGAAAGCCCCAAAACATTCTTAGCAAAGGATTCTATGTCTTTAGACGATGCAGAAAATCCAAAATCACGCAGGAGCTCTTTAGCGGCTTTTTCTCCAGTAGTTTCGTGCATCCATCCGAATAACTTCGACAAGCCAAAGGCACCGGCCCCGAGGATCCCCCCACCAGCTATCATTGCCGCCGTCCCGGACAGACCAACCACACCTCCGACACTTCCTAAGGCCTTGCCCAACTTTCCTATTAGACCACCCCCACCAGCGGCGGCGCCCCCAGCCGCCCCACCGGCAGCGGCTCCGGCAGTCGATCCTCCAATACCAAGAACCCCGGAGATTAATCCTGAAAGCCAACTTCCCAATTGCTTGATCAGGATCAGTAAGGGATCGAATAGTTCAGTAAGAAGAGTACGAATTATAGCTTTGGCAAAACCTTTGGCAATATCTACTAGAGCCTTACCAAATCCGTCCCATTCCACAATTGCATCTGCAACGGTTTTGGTAAAATCATTAAATGCTCTAGTCACTACTCCGTCTATAATAGATGCAACCTTCTTCGACCTGTCTGCCGTCTCTTCCTGCACTTTATTCCATATGGTAAACTCATCACTTAGGCTTTCAGTAGCGGGCTTCAAATCCTTAGTCGAATATGCCAAATCGCGAAAAGCTTCCGAAGTATTACTAATACCCTTGTCTACCAAATCTTCAAGACTTTGCTGTAATTTTGGTATATTGTCAAGAAGTTTCTCATAAGATTTTGCAAATTCATCGCTTTCTTTTTGCAAAACATCTATTACTATAGGGCTCTCTTCCTTTAGCATGCCATAGTATCCAAGCATCGATTCGGAAAGAGATACCCACTTCTTTGACAAATCATTTAGTGCCACACCTTGAATTTCCGAAGACTTCAACAACTCTGGACCGAACATAGATATGATAGCTTTCATATCATATCCTTGCCTATACAAGAATTCCATATCCCGAGCAGTCTTATTGGCACTACCTCTAAATTCATCAAATTTGTCAATTAACTTCTTCTGTTCTTCGGTAAGTTCCTTAGTAACAGTAGTGACTTCAACTGTACTAACTTTATGATCTTTAAGTTTATCATCTAGTGCAGCAAGTTTATATATGTACTCATCGTAAGTAATAGAACCAGCTCTAAGTTCTCTTTCAATTTTATTATATTCATTAATTAATTCACCAGAAGACTTAACATTATCAGAGTTTACTCTTAGTTGTACCGTTCCAAACTCTTTCAAAGTAACTGATAGATCTTTAAATACGCCTCCAGTTTCCTGAAGATCTGTAGCTAACTTCTCAGATCTACCACTAAATATATCTATAACTTCATTAGCTTTTTCGGCCTGTTTAGTAAATTCAACTTCGTCATCTGCAGCAGCTTGCGCCATAACTCTATATATATTGGAACTTCTAATTGCAGAATCCAACTGACCGACAAGTCCTGATAAACCTTTTGTAGAATCCTTAACGGCTGGTAAAAAGAATTTAGAAATAGCCTCTCCCAATGCAGTTATATTATTCCAAAGTGTTTTTGTTTGATTTATAGTAGTATCGTAGAACTTCTGTGCCTCTACTTGAGTCTTATTTCCATCAGCCCAAGCCTCATTAGCATTTCTAAGATTTTTGGCTAAACCATCAGTATTTGAAGCAAGTGTAAGAACAGCCCTCGATAACCTCTTTTCAGTAAGTCCCAAGTCACTAAGTGTTTTGAAAGCATCTCCACCCGCTTCTTCAAGATCCTCCAATGCAGTATCGGCAGTAACAGTCTTATTTACCATCTCTCCAAGTCCGGAAATAAATGCCAAAATTGCACCAGCTGCATCTACTTTAAATGTTCTGGAGAATTCATCGACCGACATACGCGATACTGAGGCAAAAAGTGCAAGCTTATCCGTTCCCATGCTTACAGCTTCAGATAGTCTTTGGAACAACGTGGCAAAAGCTGTCCCACCAGCATCTGCCCTAATCCCAAGTTCCGTAGCCGATGCAGACAAGGCCAGAACCTGATCTATAGTCAGCCCGATAACTCTTCCAAACGAACCCATCCTCAATGCCATTTGGACTATTTCATTTTCAGTCGTAGCCGCATTGTTTCCTAAGTGAGTAATTACCGAGGATAACCTTCCGGCATCATCAATGGATATCCCCATAATATTAGTGAGTCGTGCCAATGCAAATGCTGCTTCTTCAAAAGGAAGATCGGCCGATGCAATTGATAATTCAGCAACCCTTCTAGTAAAAAGGCCCAAGTCCTCGGCTCGGACTCCAAGCTGTCCACCAATCTCAGCAATTTTAGCCAGTTCAACAGCCGATAATGGAATTTCCTTAGAAATAGAGATAAGCTCCTCTCCCAATTTATTAAGCTGTGTCCTACTTGCATCAACAGTCTTGCGGACACCGGCAAAAGCAAGCTCAAAATCGGCCCCAAATTTGACTAGATTAATGCCTGCCATTACCAATCCAATAGTAGCTAGAGACGTAGTGACCGATACCATAACATTCCGCATGCGCTGGAATGTCGCTCCCATACGAGTAGCACCAGTCTCAAGCTTCTTAGCCGATTCCGTTGTAGCATTAAGTGCAACAGGACCTGTACGACCCAATGCAGCCAATTGAGTTTCGGCACCTCTGATACCAGCAGCAAATTGGCTCGTATCAGCCACTAAAACAAACCTTAATGTAGTTCCTGTAATAGCCATAACTATCTATATATTCGCAATAACTTAAAGAATCGGCAACCTACTCATCATTTCAGCCCTCTTCATGTGAGATTTAACTACCGATGCAAAAGTAAATTGCATTGGTGTCATTTCATCAAGGCTCGGAATTAAAGACAAATCAATTAAAGATTCCCATCTCTTAACTTCTTCCATTATTGGTGCATAATTATTCACCTCAGAAAGAAGTTTCTCATGCTTTACAAACGGATTATTGGGACAACTGTCTCCTTCTTCTACACCGGCAATATTGCAAGGGAAGTAATCGCAAGCCTTAGGGGATATCTTTAGAAACTTGCAATGATTATTATCAGGGTATAAGCCCCGAATTTGTTCCTGATGGCTCTGAGACGTACCATACATTTCGAAGAAGTTCTCCTCGCGCGGACATGATATCTTCTTGACTATACCTGTCCATAACTCTATTGCGCGAGGGACTACCTCGCTTACAATACGTTTTTTCCTTCGATCTCCCGCACAAGAACCGATAGGACAAGTAACTTGTGATCCAATGGAATAAGATCTACCCAATCCTCTTTGTTTTCCGATTCACAAGGCTTCCCGTTTACCAATGCACCGTCAATACGGACAATGAGCTTATTGTACAATGCATTCTGAGAAAAATAATCCTCTAAGCTTACCATTGTCCTTTTCCTTGCATTTATCTTTCGTGTAGTTGCCCTGCGATATCTCTGGTAGTCGGACTCGCTCATCATGGATATAACGTGAGTCATGTAGACTTGCTCTACCCGCTTTTTCTCAACCGAATAAAGATGTTGATATAGCTCTATTTCCTTGTTGTCTTCAACAGCTGTAATGTCATATAGTTGAAAGCTAATATCATTCGAGTCTATCTCGGAAGAATCGTCATCCGGTTCTTCATAAGTAATTCCCTGCACTCCTTCTCGGAAAATTCTTGTCTTTATACTGCAATGTTCGTCTAGATATTTCTTATGAAGTTCGGGATCGTCCGGCTCAACTCCGAAGAAACGTTCAAAATGCATGTCAACGAAATTCCACAATGGAACCTCGTTAACATCACCGATTTCCATAGTATCTCCACGGAATTTAATACCGGCTACGGACCGCTTCAGTGCCTCTATTTCTTCTCTAAAGAATCCTTTACGAGCTTCCATATCAGTATGCTGACGAATGGCTGGAACAAGTAGCCTATTCTTCGGCATCAATAGGGAATAAGTAACTAGATCAGCACCGAAATCCCACTTTGGAACGTCATCAATGTAGGTAAGTGCATAGGTTGGAGTTTGCTTAATTTGCTTCGTCATAATGCTCTCCTAAGTTCTGATATTTAGACAGCGGTTGCTTAACGCTTAGCGCTGACTGCCTAATTGTCTTACTTCTTGTCTTAGTTCTTTTATGTCCGACTGAATATCATCTATTCTCTTCATCAATAGACTGAATTCAGACCTAGTAACAAACTTGCTATCTATTCCGGATACGGCTCTTGTATTTTCCTCAACTTGAAACGAATACGCTGCATATGCCCAAAAGAAACTACATATAACAGTTATAATTACAAATACTTGCCCTAACGATATCCTGGAATCCCACTTTAATATCTTCCCATTAGAATTACCGTTTTTTTCCATTTGTGTCTTCCAAGTATCTCCTCACGGCTCTGATCTGTCCCTTAAGTAATCGTATCAGAGTCTCGTGAAGTTCCTTCTCTTCATCTTCCGTATAAGTTTCTTTCCAATATTCCCACCTCGGAATAAAATCATTTAACAAGTGTACTATTAAAAACTTCAAAAAAGTATCAGCCATTAAATACTCTTTTTACAAGAAAATCAAAGGCACTAGCCATTGCAAAATAAATATTTTGTACATTCCTCTTTATCGGATCTTCCAGATACTTCCACTTAGTACCTGGAGTCCTCTTATGTTCATACTTCTCATGCTGAATAACTGCATAATCTACTCGCGTACCAAACTTCTTTGAAATTCCCCCATAAGCCAATTCAACCCTATACGTATTGGGGCTTATCTTCGGCTTATTTACCCTTCCCGTATCTCTTAGAGCTCCAGTACGAATAGGACATTCTTCAATGCTTTGAGGAAGTATGGTTTTTTCCGAAATGTCTTGTATCTCCTTACCGACAACTTCAATACATTGCAATCGCAGCGAAGACAACTGCGACATGCGCATGTTTATCGGTTCCCAACGGACTGTAATCATAAATTACGAGATAGTACGAGTTAGGTCTGAAGCCGGACTAAACGTTACCGGAGCCATAAGCTCGTCACCATGAGTTCCGCCCATCGGTTGATACGAAGAGATAAATGCCTGGCCACTCCATTGCGGATTTCCACTGGATACGGATCCGGAAGTCGGCCTACAGACAATCGGGAAATTAGTACCAGATACGTAGAGAGGATACAGCGTTGCATCAACCGATCCGGAAGTAAAATCCTGGAAAAACGTAACGTCGATACTCCAGTTTAGCAGACCGGCCCGTTGAATTTCGGTATTATCTCCCATTGCAGCTTCATCAAGAGTGACCGCACCGGCATTAACGGTAAGTGACTTGACATTATCCGACAGATCAACCCCGTTAACCGACAAATAAGCATCTTTAAAAGGACCAAACTTAGCCATTTATTAACCCTCCAAAATTCTCTTAGATATATGACCGTTTACCAAATAAAAACTCGATACTAAATTCTCCGGAACAACATCTCCCGGATTAAAAACCTTACCATCCAAATTCAATCTTTTAGCACCACTTACATAATACTCGTATCGAGTCCTCTCTTTCTTATAATCGTCTTTTGGCTTCTTTGTGTCCACAACTTCATCTTTATCTTCAGATTTATCAGGTTCCGATTCAATAAAAGACCCTTTATAAAACTTCATATTATTCAATTCATCAGCCATATCATCACTCCCTAGCTTGGTCTCCTAACCGCGATAAAATTACATACGTAATTATAACGTTCATTCTCGTCTTTTTCCATCAATAATGGAGATTGCATTGCTTGTATCAACAAATAATCCGTAGATCCGCAAGTCGAACTTAAACAATTAAGATTTCTAAAAATATCATAAATATTTTGCTGAGCCGTTGAATTTGAATTATTCCTAACCCTAACCTGAATTGTTACATTTTCAAATGCAGGGTTAACCGAACTTCCTCCCATTACATTATCAGGAGCAAGACCTCCCGTATCGAAAACAGCAATAAGATTATCAATATGCCCAGGAATGTCGTTAGCAAAAATATTTGTCCCTTCCGTACCAAAATTAAGCTCGGATAATTTAGATGCAATATCTTTAGCCGGACTTCTAGACATTTACAACATCCTCAATTAGATTCGCAAATTTATCAGCTATTGTTCCCCACTTAAAGTCATCACAATGAGCTAATTCAAATCCCTTCCTAGCATAGTCCTCTCTTAAATCCTTGTCCTTATATATCTTAATCATTGCCGAAGCAAAGTCCTGTGCACTAACTACCCCCCCAATAGTATTCGTACCGGGATATGTAACTGTAACGGAAGGTTCGACCAGCAATACCGTATCTTTAACCCAAGAAGACAATCCAGACCAATTAACCCCAATATTAGGAATACCACAAGCCATGGACTCTAAATGCGTAAGTCCCCACCCCTCACCCATGGCGGAACTAACGTGAACGTCTAAAGAATTGTAAATTACACACATCGTATTATCATCAAAGTTATTGTAGATATTAATTCCCTTTTCCGGGATCAATACCTTATTGGAAATTCCATAGTACTTTACTAACTGATCGATATCGTATCCAATATAATCATTAACAGAACAATGTAAATATAAAAAAGCATCTTCATCTTTGGTTTCATCAAGAAACAATTTAAAGCTTTCAATAACAATATCTTGCCTCTTACGAAATTGATTTCGATTCACATCTCCAAAAATAAAAGAGTCTTCTGATAACTTAGATGAAAATCGCTTCCTGGCCTCTTCCTTATTCATAGGAAAAAATAAGTCGCTATCAATCCCATGAGGAATGATTTCTCCTCGGCCGGTAAATCCACACCTACGAGC